AGAAACGGTCTGACAGAAGATTTGAAGAATAAGATTGACATTTTCTTCGCCACGGGCAGAATTACTGAGGAACAGTATAATGATCTGATGGATATTGGCAATGAAGAAATTCGCTAAAGGGGAGCTTTAACAGATTAATCAATTACAGAAGCGATCATATGGAAATACGTGCAAGACCGAGAGGTTTTATTTTGCAGATACAAATAACAACCATCCGAAATCCAAGCCTACCAAGAATTAACTACTTATGCCGGAACAACGATTGTGAAGAATGATGCAGACTGCTACACGGAAGTATCTGCCGGTGGAGGAGATGCGTTAAGAGCTAAGAAGATTGCACTGATACTGGGAGATTAATCATTGGCAGAGTTCTTCTTCTGCTGTATAATGGCGGTGGAAGGAGAAAATGAATGAAAAACAAAAAAGAAGTAGGTTTAGGCGTACTTATTACAATATTGTTGTTTGTTACTTCAATTCTGATTGCCATGTTTATAGTGAAAAATAAAATTCCATCCAATGCATCTAATGATGGATGGCTTGGCTTTTTTGGCGGTTTATTTGGGAGTTTTATATC